AAGATGTAAATGAAGAAGTTGAAACAACACATGAAGACCCGCTTGTTGTTACAAAAGACTCAGATGGCAATATTCACACACACGCCAATCTTTCTGTTGCTAATGCTATTCACGGCACAGATGTTAAGCACCAGGCTATTCATACTGGTAAGCCAGTTCAAGGCGGAAAATTTACATTCCAACTTTCTAAGCATCATGCTAAAGAAGTTAAAGATTAATAGGATATTAAGATGCCAGTAACACGTACAGTACTTAAAAAAGTTAGACAGCAGGCAGTTGTAAAATTTGTTGGCGACGGTCAAGCAAACATTACTAGCTTCGATTTAAGACTATCAGATGAAACTATAGATCAGCCAAATGTTCAAATGAATATTACAGGTATGATGTGGTCTACGTCAGGCGCACTACCAGTTGTTGTTTCTCGCAATGGTATACCAATATTATACCTTAATGGAAATGATAATTGGTCTTTGACACAAATGTTTGGATTTTCTGATTCATCAAATACAAATTCTAATATTTCTCTTGCTATGCCAGCAAATTCATTAGTTTATTTGCATTTATCTAAATCCGCTGGGTTTATTGAACCAGATCAACAGACTAAGAAGTAATTAGGAACTACCATGAGATTAATTAAAGAAGTTGCACAAGATTTACACTACCTTGTAGAAGACAAACAAGGTGGTGGAAAAAATATCTTTATTGAAGGTATATTTGCTCAAGCTGAAAAACCAAACAGAAACAATCGTTCTTATGGTAGAGGTATCATGGAACGAGAAGTTCAAAAGTATCAAGAACTTATTGGGCAAAAACGTTCATTAGGAGAGCTAGGCCATCCTGAGAATCCTTCAATTAACTTACACCAAGTTTCCCACCTTATTACTAGCCTAAAGATGGAAGGTAACGATGTTATAGGTAGAGCCAAAATATTGGATACGCCTATGGGAATTATAGCAAAGAATTTAATAGAAAATGAAGTTCAACTAGGCGTATCCACAAGAGGTTTGGGATCGTTAAAAATGAACTCCGAAGGAATCAACGAAGTACAAGGTGATTTTCACCTTGCAACTGTTGACATTGTTGCTGACCCATCTGCCCCAGACGCCTTTGTTCAAGGAATCATGGAATCTGCGGAGTGGATTCTTGAAAATGGCGTGTGGAAAGCAATACAAATTGAAAATGCACAAAAGCAAATAAGGAAGACTTCAGCTAAGAATTTAGACGAAGTTAAATTACAAATTTTTGAACAATTCGTCAATCAATTGTCTAGGTAATAAAACTTATAAATATAGATTGAGAACATTCATACATTTAGGAGACTCTAATGTCAGTAGAAAGTAAAGTTAAGGAATTGCTAGAACGCGTTTCTGTTAAGACTTCGCAGGAAGTTAATGAGGGCGCAGGACCAATGGTTCCAACTAGCGGAAAAGATTCCACAATCAAGCCTGCTAATGCTGGCGATACAGGAAACCCTAAACAGGGTGATTCAGAATCTGCAAGTCACGAAGATCGTGATGAGAAGGATGTGAACCAAGGAGCTATTACTGCAAAAGGTATTTCTAAGAATACTATTGCAATGAAGGGCCCCGTTGGTGCAGCACCAAACTTCACAACAGTAAAAGATCTTTCATCTATTCCGCAGAACACAGGTATTCATGAAGATGAAGAAACTGATGCATCTGCAGAAGTTGTATCTGAAGAAGAAACAACAGAAGAAGAACAAGAATCAATAGTTGAACCTATTGATCTTTCTCCAATCTTCGGTGAAGAACTTTCAGAAGATTTTAGACAAAAAGCAACATCCATTTTTGAGGCAGCAGTTATTGCTCGCGTTAATAATGAAATGGAAAAAGTTGCAGCATCACTTGAAGAAAAATATGCGGAAGAATTCCTTGAATACAAGGAAAGCATTGTTGAAAAAGTAGATGCATATCTTAACTATGTAGTTGAAAATTACATAGAAGAAAATAAATTGGCAGTAGAAAATGGTCTTCGCGGCGAAATTGCTGAAGACTTTATGACAGGTCTTAAGGCGCTCTTCAAAGAACACTATATTGAAGTGCCTGAGGAAAAATATGATGTAATCGGTGAATTGCAAGCTAAGGTAACAGAGTTGGAAGAAAGCCTAAATGGCCAAGTAGAAAACAATGTTGGCTTAAATACATCAGTAACAGAACTAAAGCGCAAACTTATTATTAAGGAAATGGCTAAGGATCTAGCAGATACTGAAGTAAATAAATTGACAAAACTTTTAGAAGGTGTTGATTTCGAGAATGAAGAAATCTACAAAGAAAAAGTTTCTGTTATTAAGGAAAATTATTTTCCACGCGACGCTGTAATTAAAGAGACAGCCAAGCAAGCGCTAACAGAGGAGACTGACACGCCAGCTAGCTTCACGCAAAGTAACGATGTTGTTTCAGCTTATGCAAATGCCTTATCAAGAACAATCAAAAGACAATAACTTATAAATAAGTAAAAGTTATTTAAAACAGTCACAACAAGGAGACATAAATGTTTTTATCCGAAAACTACCAAAAGAAATGGGAAGCAATTCTGGATCACCCAGACCTTCCTCCAATTAAAGACAACTACAAACGTCAAGTTACGTCTGTATTGTTAGAGAACCAAGAGCGTTCATTACGTGAAGAGCGTAATGCATTGTTTGAGACAGCTCCAACAAACAACATTTCTGCTACTAGCGGTATTGACAAGTATGACCCGATCATGATCGGTTTAGTACGTCGTGCAATGCCTAACCTAATGGCATATGACATTTGCGGTGTACAGCCAATGACAGGCCCAACAGGCTTGATCTTTGCAATGCGTTCTATCTATGGTGCAGAGCGTAACAACACATCAACAAGAAAAGAAGCATTGTTCAACGAAGCAAATACTTCTTTCTCTAGCTCTATGCAAAATGCAGAAGGCAACAACCCAGTATTTGGAACATATAATACTGGTAACGCTACAACAACAGGTTCAATGGAAGGTCAAGATACTTTCGGCGAAATGTCTTTCTCTATTGACAAGACAACTGTTACTGCTAAATCTCGTGCATTGAAAGCTGAATATACAGTTGAATTGGCACAAGACTTGAAAGCAATTCACGGTCTTGACGCAGAAGCAGAATTATCAAACATCTTGTCACAAGAGTTCATGTTTGAAATTAATCGCGAAGTTGTTCGTACAATTTACAAAGTTGCTAAGCCTGGTTCTCCAGGAACAGCAACAGCAGGCACATTTGACCTAGACGTTGATTCTAATGGTCGTTGGTCTGTAGAGCGTTTCAAAGGTCTATTGTTCAACATTGAACGTGATGCTAACCACATTGCACAAGACACACGTCGTGGTAAAGGTAACTTCATCGTTTGCTCTGCAGACGTTGCAAGTGCATTAGCTATGTCTGGTGTTCTAGACTACACTCCAGCTTTGTCAACAAACTTAAATGTTGACGATACAGGCAATACATTCGCAGGTGTTCTAAACGGACGCTACCGTGTGTACATTGATCCGTATTCTGCAAACCTAGGCGCTGCAAATCAGTTCTACATGGTTGGTTATAAGGGTTCTAGCCCATATGACGCAGGTATGTTCTACTGCCCATATGTTCCTTTACAAATGGTTCGTGCAATTGATCCTAACAGCTTCCAGCCAAAGATTGGCTTCAAGACACGTTACGGTTTAATTGCTAACCCATACGTTACATCTAGCGATAGCTTATCTGATTCTGACGCATCGAATTTCACTGCGAACCGCAATCAGTATTATCGTCGTACACGGGTTATCAACCTAATGTAATCAAGCCGGCGAAGATCGGATTTAAAGGGGGAAGTAATTCCCCCTTTTTTAATCTTTGCACATACTACAGGCTATAAATATATAGATAGCATAAAGGAAACAGATGGCTTATACTGCAAACATTGATGTCGTAAAGGATAGTTGGGTAAATTCATTACCTACGACAAATGATTTCTTAAGACCGAACGCATTTAAGTTTAGTATTAAGGACATGCCTAAGACATCTTTTACCTGTCAATCAGCAAACATTCCCGATTTACAATTAGGGTTTGCTACACAACCAACACCTTTTATCGATGTGCCGACAATAGGTGACAAAATTAATTTCGGTGAATTTACAATTCGTTTCATTATAGCTGAGGATATGTCCAATTATTTGGAAATGTATAGATGGTTAATTGCCCTGGGGTTCCCTGACAATTATTCTCAATTCAAAACATTTACAACTAATAGGCCGAGCAGATTCCCGTTTGTTACAAAAACAAGCGGAAAAGAAGAAGTTTTGGCATACTCGGATGGTACTTTGACTATTCTCGACTCGACAAATACGCCTAAAGTAAATATAATATTTAAAAATCTATTCCCTGTGTCCCTACAAGCCTTAGATTTTGATATTGCGTCAGCAAGCGTAGAATATTTTACAGCGATAGCATCGTTCAAATATACTATTTTCGAAGTAGAACCTTTATAATATAACTTGGAGTTATTATGGATAAAAAAATTAAAAAAGTATCGCCTATGGCTTTGCCCCCTGTTCCTAACTTGCCTAAAGCGGGACAACAATCTAGCACAGCAGCAGCTGTTCCTAATGAAAAGAAATTAGAAGTGAGACTAGATGATCTTCGTAAAGAAAGAATCTTTATTGCGACCCCATGCTACGGCGGTCAATTAACAGAAGCGTATTTTCGATCAACAATTCGTTTACTAACATTCTGCAATCAACATCAAATCCCAGTAGCGTTTGGTACAATTGCAAATGAATCTTTAGTTACAAGAGCACGTAATGTTCTTGTGGCATATTTTCTACAAAGCAACTTTACTCGCTTGATGTTTATTGATGCCGATATTGAATATCAAGTTGAAGACGTTATTAAATTAATTGCACACAACAAAGATGTTGCAGTTGGTGCTTACCCTAAGAAGGGTGTTAATTGGCAGCGAATTCGTGATAGCGTTAAACAAACAGACCAACCACTTGATGACAAAGCAATTGCATCATTCGGTAGTGACTATGCAATTAACTTTAAATTCTTGAATCGTGAGCAAAAACAAATTGCTATTGAGAATGGTCTAATTCGTCTACACGATGGTGCTACAGGCTTCATGATGATTAAGCGAGAAGTTATCGACAAGATGATTGAGAAGTATCCAGAGTTGAAATATAACAACGACTTGAATACACCTCCAGAATTGAATCCTCACTTCTATGCATTCTTC